CAAGCACATATACAGATGGAAACCGTCTTGTTTGGCTTGGAACATACAATGATGCTGGTGTTGCTTCAGACAGTTTTACGGGATATATTAGCGATGTAAGATTTGTTAACGGTACTGCCGTCTATACTTCTGCCTTCACTCCACCCACAGCCGCACTAACAGCAATCACAAATACATCTTTGCTCCTTAGTGGTACGAACGCTGGCATCATTGATAAGTCGCAGTCAGTTAAGACGTTGACACTCAATGGAGATGTTAAATCGTCTACTACTCAGACAAAGTATCTAAGTTCGTCAATGTATTTTGATGGGACAGGTGATTCGATAGCAACAAATCTTGATGACACATTACCTGACGACTTTACTTTGGAATGCTGGATTTATGCCTCTTCCGCGTGGTCTAACTATAGAACTATTTTTGATAGCAGAATAAACGCTAATGCCGCAGATAGAATATTTGTAGGGGCATTTACGACAAGTGGGGAAATTCATTTTTACACTACTACAACAATAATAAAGGCAACAAACGTACCAGACAGTCAGTGGGTTCATTTCGCAATAAGCAGAGAAAGCGGAACGCTTAAAATGTTTATTGATGGAACATTAGCGCAAAGCGCATCAAGTATTACTCAGGCTTTTTATGTGCCTCGCTTAATAGGCAATAGTTTTGATGACTATGGCTGGCAAGGATATATATCTGATGTTCGCATCACCAAAGGCCTAGCAAGATATACATCTAATTTCACACCGCCAACAGCGGCCCTAGGAGGATAAACAATGGCAGCTTATGATTTTCCAGATTCTCCAACTAACGGTCAAACAGTAACCGTTAATGGTATAACTTACACTTATAACAGTAGCAAAACGCGCTGGGATGGAGCTTCTGGAAGCATTACTCTTAGTGATTTTTCAGCATCTAATGCTTCTGCAGGTACTTCATCACTTGCTTATAATAACAGCACAGGAACATTTACATATACTCCTCCAGACCTTTCAAGTTATGCAACAACTTCTTCTGTATCTAGTACCTACGCACCTCTTGCAGCTACAGTTTATTCTTTGACAGGAACAGATATCGATCCAGCAAATGGCGGAATACAGACAAAGACTGTCGCTGCTAATACAACATTTACAGAGTCCTTAACTTCTGGTGAAAGTGTTGTATTAATGCTTGAAGGCGGCGCTTCATATACAATTACTTGGCCTACAATAACGTGGGTAACAAGTTCTGGTAATTCTGCTCCAACTTTAACAGCTAAGGATACACTAGTGCTTTGGAAAGTAAGCTCAACTCTTTATGGAGCTTATGTAGGAAGCTATGTATAATGAATAATTTAGGAATAGCTTTAAGTGCTGCTGCTGGAAATGGAATTGCTTCAGCATCTTCCAATCCAAATGCGTGGGACATTTCTTATTCAGAGTTAGACCACACGCTTTCAAGTAATTTTTTCGATATGGACGAAATGATACTTTCTGGCCAATTTGATACCTCTTCTACAGAGACGATCCCACGAGGAATAGCATTTAAACCAGACGGCACGAAAATGTACCTTATGGGCGATCAGGGTAATGATGTAAACGAATATGATTTAAGTACTGCGTGGTATCCAAATACAGCCACTTACGTGCAATCCTTTTCTGTGAGTACACAAGACACTGTTCCAAGAGGCATTTATTTTAAATCAGATGGCACAAAATTTTATATTGTTGGTGACACCAACGATAGCGTGTACAGATATGACCTTAGCACGGCATGGGATGTCAGTACCGCAAGCTATCAGCAAACATTGTCTGTGAGTGCAAAAGAAACGCTTCCATGCGGCATTCAGTTTAAACCAGACGGCACGAAAATGTACATTGTTGGCGATAGCAGTGACAATGTTCATGAATATGATTTAAGTACCGCGTGGGATTTAAGTACAGCTAGTTTCTCTCAGTCATTTAGCTTAGTATCACCGACTAATTATGAAGGTCGTCCTATGGATTTATTCTTTCATCCTGAAGGTACGGCTTTTTGGGTATCTGGAGTTGCCGGTGATGGAATTGATGAATTCTCACTAAGCACAGCGTGGGACATAAGCACTGCATCTCATGTGCAGTATCTAAAACTCTATAACAACTCCGTTGGAAACTCTGCTGGAAATATAAACGCTTCCGTTGAGTATCAGCCCTATGGAATTTGCTGGTCCCCTTCAGGTGACCACTTCTATATGTGTGGCAACAAATCAACTGACGTCCACCACTATAGAGGAGGGGTTAAATATTTAAATGTAAGCAGTGAAGAACTAAACCCCAACTCAATATCTTTTAAATCTGATGGTACTAAGATGTACATATTAGGTAGCAGTGGCGATGATATTAACGAGTATAATTTGAGCACTGCTTGGGACGTATCAACAGGCACGTACTCGCAAACTGGATCTGTAAAGTCTGATAATACCGTTATGACCGGCCCGCAAGGAATGTTTTTTAAGGCTGACGGCACTAAGGTTTATGTGACAGGGCAAGCAAGTGATGTCGTCGGTGAGTACGACTTGAGTACCGCTTGGGATATAAGTACTATAAGTCACAATCAAAATTTTTCCGTAGCCTCGCAAGAAACTTCTCCCGCAGGCGTTTGCTTTAAAGATGACGGTACAACAATGTACGTTACTGGAATTGATTCAGATAATGTTTTAGAGTATTCATTAAGTACAGCCTGGGATGTTAGCACTGCTAGTTATTCTCAAGCGTTTTATGTCGGCACACAAGAATCGCAGCCTAGAGGAATTGTCTTTAAACCAGATGGCACTAAGATGTATATCGCCGGAGCAAATGGTGATGAAGTTAATGAATATGATCTTAGTACGGCTTGGGATATTAGCACTGCTAGTTTTAATCAATACTATAAAGATTACACGGTTCCAGAGAGTGTTGTAACAGATGTGTTTTTTAAACCAGATGGCACAGCGTATTGGATAACGGGCAGATCGTGGGATCGAGTCTACCAATACAGAATACGGAGTAGCTAATAATGTATGTTAAAGTAGAAAATAATGAAATAGTTCAGTATCCGTATAGCATTGAGCAGTTTCGTGCTAATAATCCAACTATTTCGTTTCCCGCAGAAATATCAAGCGACTTGCTAGCAAGTTATGGCGTTTATCCTGTTAGCAATGACCCCATCCCTGACTATAATCTCACTACTCAACGAGTAGAAAAGTCAACTACGCCCGTGCTTAGGGAAGGCAAATGGGTAATAACAAAATCTGTTGTTGAGTTAACCGCAGACCAAATCGTATCGCGTGAAATCACCGCAGGAAAAACAGTAAGGGAAGCAAGAAATAAGCTATTACAAGAGACAGACTGGTGTGCGTGCAGTGATGTAACAATGTCTGCTGAAATGGCTACTTATAGACAAGCACTACGAGATGTGCCAGCGCAGGAAGGCTTTCCTTACAATATAACTTGGCCTACTAAACCTGCTTAGAGATATTAAATGCCTGCTCGAAAGCGAAAATCGGTAAAGAGAAAAAAACCAGTTCCAACAAATAAAAGACTTTACGCAAACGTAAAGGCTGAAGCAAAGCGAAGGTTTAAAGTGTATCCTTCTGCTTATGCAAATGGGTGGCTTGTAAAAACTTACAAGGCACGAGGCGGTAAATACCGAATGGGAACTAAATAATGGATTTAGTAAAATATCACGATGGCAAACCTTGTGGTTCAAAACGTAAACCAAAAAAGCGCGGAAAAAAGCGAAGGGGAAAATAATGGAATTCATATTCGGAGTTATAGTAGGTGCAGCGGGTTACTGGGCATGGGAAAAGTTTGGACGTTCAATGCTTTCAAAGGATTAATGGAGGTTTCCCCAGTTCATTATACTGTACCAACAACTTATACTCATAGAGATATAGTATATAGAGTATTTGATGGTACAATACCCGGAACCAAAAAAGTTTTAGCATATGTCTATGATACTACGGTATATGATCGTAGCGGACATTTGAAAACAAGCACAGCCGTTCATACGGTTGAATATACAGCATAATTATGGCGAAACCGAAAGGAGGGCTTACCAAGTGGTTTAAAGAAAAATGGGTAGATATTTCTCGTCCCAAAAAGGGCGGCGGATATATGCCTTGTGGCCGTAAGAAAGCTTCGAGTAAGAAGTACCCAAAGTGCGTTCCAGCTTCAAAAGCTGCTCGTATGACAGCAGCCCAAAAAAAGTCTGCTATTTCTAGAAAGAGAAAAGCAGGTAACCCAGGAGGCAAGCCAACTATGGTGAAAACTTTCACAAAGTCTAAAAGGAGAATGAAGCGTGCCCGTAAAAAAGGTTAAAGGAGGGTATCGCTGGGGTAAGTCTGGAAAGACTTATAAAACTCGTAAAGCTGCTTTGAAGCAAGCCAGAGCAATTTATGCTTCTGGATATGGAAAGAAACGTGGCCGTAAAAAGAAGAGGTAAAAAGAAGCATCCAGCTTTAAAACGAGCAAAGGTAGCGGGGTTTAATAAACCAAAACGAACTCCGGGACACCCGAAAAAATCGCACATTGTTGTGGCAAAAGTTGGTACCAAGATTAAAACTATTCGATTTGGACAACAAGGAGTATCTGGCTCTCCAAAGAAAAAGGGCGAAAGTAAAGCATATGCTGCTCGTCGTCGTTCCTTTAAAGCTCGTCATGCAAAGAATATTGCAAAGGGCAAGATGTCCGCAGCATATTGGGCAGATAAGGTGAAGTGGTAATGAGTGAAGAAGAAATTAAAAAACCTAGCAACTTTCATCCGGCAGATTCAAATGGAGATGGCAAGGTAGATCCAGAAGAGCATGCAATGTATATGGAATTTAAGAGAAAAGAGCTTGAAGATGCGGATGCAATGCGAGATGCTCAAAGAAATATGACTTGGTTTGCTCTGTTTGGAATGTTGATGTACCCTGGAATGGTTGTTGTAACTGATTTTATTGAACTTGATAAAGCCGCAGCAATTCTTGGAGATATGGCTCCCACATATTTTGTCGCAGTTGCTGGTCTAGTAGCAGCTTTTTTTGGTGCTCAAGCCTGGAGTGGTAAGAAATGATAAGTTTTATTTTAACAGTATTTGAAGTGTTATACGCACTTCCCATAATTTGCTGTGTTTGTTCTGCAATCGCAGCGACTACGCCCACACCCGTAGATGATAAATTGTGGGCAAAGTTTTACAAAGTAATTGATGTACTCGCACTGAATATAGGAAAAGCAAAAGAAAAATAATTATGGCTGTAGAAATTAGTAGGAGAGACTTGGTCTCCCAGCATATTGTCGATTTTCAATCTGAGACGAGGTTTCTCAAACTTCCAGTAGATCCATATCTGGATTTGCTCGGCGTAACACCTCTTCCGTCTCAAATGGCGATCATAAATGCGATAAATAATAACAAGTATCGCTTTGTCACTGCAGCAATATCGCGGCGTCAAGGTAAGACATATATCGCAAATATTATTGGACAATTAGTATCGTTAGTCCCTGGTTCACATATTCTAATAATGTCACCAAACTACGCCTTGTCTCAGATTTCTTTCGACTTACAACGACAACTTATTAAGCACTTTGACTTAGAAGTTGCAAAAGATAACGCAAAAGATAAAGTAATTGAGTTGACTAATGGGTCTACAATAAGAATGGGGTCTATTAATCAGGTCGATTCCTGTGTAGGTCGTTCATATGACCTCATTATTTTTGACGAAGCAGCTTTGGCAGACGGAAAAGAAGCTTTTAATGTCGCATTACGTCCTACTCTGGACAAGGATAACTCAAAAGCACTGTTTATTTCGACTCCACGAGGAAAAAATAACTGGTTTGCAGAGTTTTTTAACAGAGGGTTTACAGATGAATTTCCAGAATGGGCTTCGATACGAGCAACTTATAAGGATAATCCGCGCATGTCTGAAACTGATATCTCGGAAGCTCGAAAAAGTATGTCCGAAGCCGAATTTCGTCAGGAATACGAAGCAGATTTCAATACCTACGAAGGACAAATTTGGAACTTTAATCACGAAGAATGCATTGAAAATCTGGAAGAACTCGACACCTCGAAAATGGATATATTTTCAGGCCTTGATGTGGGGTATCGCGATCCCACCGCTTTTTGCGTCATAGGGTATGACTGGGATTCGGAAAAATATTACTTACTGGATGAATATTTAGATGCAGAAAAAACTACAGAACAACATGCCGCAGAAATACGAAGACTTGTGGAAAAGTGGAATATTGATTATATCTACATTGATTCAGCAGCTCAGCAAACTCGGTTTGACTTTGCTCAAAATTATGATATATCCACCATTAATGCCAAAAAGTCTGTTCTGGACGGCATCGCTCATGTGGCTGCTATTGTTGACAATAATAATCTTCTCGTAGACCAGAGATGCAAAGAAAGTTTAGCAGCACTTGACCAGTATCAGTGGGATCCAAATCCAAATTTAGCACGAGAAAAACCAAAACATAATATGGCATCACATATGGCGGATGCGTTGCGATACGCAATGTATTCATTTGAGACGTCTTCTACAGGCTTCTGAAGGGACCACAGAAAAATAGTAGTTGACAATTTAGTTCCCTCACGATATAATTTCGTTAATAAAAAGTAGTAGATTTAAAGATGACAGAGCTAAAACGAGACCCCGTAAAGTATATTCGGGATAAGGCAAAAGCCAGGTACGAAAAAGGAACAGAGTGCTATATCTGTGGAACTGATGCCGAACTCGACTTTCATCACTATTACAGCTTGAGTCCGTTACTTCAAAAGTGGGTCAAAGAGAAAGGCTACTTTATAGAGGACATTCGGAACTTTAGGGATGAGTTTATAAATGAGCATATTGAAGAACTGTACGAAGAAACTGTCACCATATGCCATGCGCACCACTTAAAATTACATTCTATTTACGGGCGAAACCCAACATTACATTCAGCGCCTAAACAAAAACGTTGGGTAGAGATACAAAGAGGAAAGCATGGCTTGGTATAACTTCTGGAAAGATGAAAGTGTAGAGGAGAAACTAAATCCCGCACAGCCATACTTTGACCATAAGATTGAAGCTCCTCGTGAAAAGCACGTTAACTATGAGCGGGCTTACGAAGACTTAGAGATTGTAAATCGCGGCGTTAACATGATTGTTGACGACTGTGCAGAGATTGATGCAAAAGTTGGTGCACAACTTAATATAACAAGTGTCATTAAAAATATTAAAAGATCGCGTGTTAATCTTTTATTGAATAAAGAACCCAATCTTTTTCAAGATATTAGCACCTTTCGACGTAATTTAATTACTGATTACTTACTTGATGGAAATATTTTTATTTATTTTGACGGAGTACATCTCTATCATCTCCCAGCAAGTAAAATGCACATTCATGCAAGTGAAACTACTTATATTGAGAAGTTTACTTACAATGAAACAATTAATTACTCTCCTAATGAGATTATTCATGTAAAAGAAAATTCTTTTTACTCAATCTATAGAGGAGTATCGAGATTGAAGCCTGCACTTCGTACTATGGTTCTTATGAAAAATATGCGAGAGTTTCAGGATAACTTCTTTAAGAATGGAGCAGTTCCAGGTCTTGTACTCAAATCACCAAATACTCTTTCAGAAAAAATCAAAGAGCGAATGATTCAGTCTTGGACTGCAAGATATCGTCCAGATGCGGGAGGCCGTAGACCTCTTATTCTTGACGGCGGAATTGAAGTGGACAGTATTTCAAATGTCAACTTTAAAGAGCTTGACTTTCAATCCGCAATTACAGAAAACGAAAAAATTATTTTAAAGTCGTTGGGTATTCCACCTATTCTTTTAGATTCTGGAAACAATGCGAACCTTCGACCAAATATGCGACTTTACTACTTGGAGACAATTCTTCCAATAGTAAGAAAACTAAATTTTGCTTTAGAAAGGTTTTTTGGGTTTGAAATTATTGAAGATGCCACCAATATTCCTGCGCTACAGCCGGAGTTAAGAGACCAAGCACAGTACTACTCTGCTCTAGTGAATACAGGAATTATTAGCCCAAATGAAGCAAGAGAAGCAATTAATTTTGCCCCTATTGAAGGATTCGACGATCTGCGAGTACCTGCAAATATTGCAGGAAGTGCAGTAAATCCAGATGAAGGCGGTAGGCCCACAGAAGAAGGAGAAAATAATGGCTAGAGCACGGGCTCGAATGGCAGTGTTGCAAGATATTGCAATGCATATGCTTGAAGTAGGTCATGTAATGACTAGACATGAATGGGAAAAA